GGCTAGAGCCACAGCGAGACCATCACTGGCCTTGTTGGTGGTTCGGCCGCAACCCGATCGACGTCGAGGACCCATAAAGGGCCCAAGGCGCCGTACGGGATTTGTCATTGCGACAAGTCCACCTAATTATGACGGAATGGCGAAGAGATATTACTCTTCTCAAGAAATGCACACTCTCCGTCGGCTTATCTCTTCGGTGGGAGCGATGAAAGCGAAGAAGAGAAAGGTTATCGCCAAGTTTATTCAACCAACTTGGGAAGCCGTATTCTCTGCTTGCATGCTCGTTGATCACCGAATTCCGGTAAGGGAGCTGAGTCGGGTCCGTTTGTGGATCACAAAGGAAGCGATTGACGCGGGTCCTCAGGCCGTGGCTACTGTCTTGAAGCAGTATTCCACGATTGCCCGATGGGTCGCAGCGTCGATCAATACTCCTGCGGATCTGCTTGCAGATGCCGGCCCAGCTCCCGCCTTCCACCCAGCGACACCAGTTGCGCTCATCCGAATCATGAAGGAGTTGTGGAGTGTCCACGATCGCGATAAAAGGGCCGAACTTTTGGTTCAGCTGTCCTATATCGGGCGTGCACTCCCTCCTCCAACACCTGGATCGGATGTGGTAGCAAAGGTGCTCCAAAGCCACGCCGAACGGCTGTCGAAGGTTCACCCTGAGGATCCCGTCCGTGAGTACTCGATCCGTCGGTTCGCCATGGAGTGGGCCCAGGAACGGAAGCACTTGGTGCCGGAGACATCTTCGATGTCGGTATGTACATCTGCCTGTGTCGGCTCGACGCGGGATCAGGGAGGACTTAGGTCCGCCTTGACCGCTCTGGTCGACCGCTGGTTCGATGAACCATCCGATTCGTATGATGATCTCCGTCACTGGCCTTCGTTCAAGGACCCCACTCGGTTTACCGACGAGGGAGAGCGAGGACGGATGAACTACACCGGCGTTGCTCCGCGCGGTTCGACCGAGTATGTTTGTAACATCTTGGAAGATCCGGACGCAGAGAGACGCCGGGTGGCGAGGATCCTGAGGGATTGTTCCCTTCGATGGGCAGACGGCGTTGATGTACCCGAGGCAGAAGTTCTCGCAGTGGAGGAACGCGGCTTCAAGGCCCGCGTCGTCACTAAGAGTCCTCCTGAGTGTGTCGAACTTGGTCACCTGGTGCGCGGATTGGTCTGGCCGATGCTTGAGGCAGACGACAGAGTTCGGGTGAGCTTGGAAGGAGGTCGCTTGGAAACGTTCTTTGAACATCTCCGCGACCATCCTTTCCTCGTCCCAACCGACTTTGGCGATCTTGCTCTCATCTCGGCCGACCTTTCCGCCGCTACGGACTCGTTCGCACCCTGGGCGATCAACGCCGTCTGGGACGGCGTGTGCGATGGAGCGGGGCTCCCGCCTGACATTCGAAAGTTGGGCCGTCTTCTTTTGGGACCGATA